GCACAAGACTGGTTAGGTAGTAAACAAAAGACTGTATTCTCAATGATACCCGTCATACCTACCTACGGTAACTTTAGAAACGTAGAAGATAAAACCTTGTACTTTGGTGTAGTAGAAAAGCTCTATGACCCACAAAGAGTATTGAACTATTCGCTATCAAGAGAGATAGAAGAAGGGGCATTAGCTCCACGCGCAAAATACTGGATGACACCTAAGCAAGCTAGTGGACATGAAGACGAACTATCTACTATGAACACTAATACAGACCCTGTTCAATTCTTTAACGTAGATGAAGCAAACCCCGGTATACCACAACAAAACGGTGGGGCGCAGATTAACCCCGGACTAAGCCGTGTATCAGAAGGTATGCGTACTATGATTGGTCAATCTGCTGGATTGTTTGCTAGTAATATGGGTGATAACCCCGGATTGCAATCTGGTGTAGCTATTAAGCAGTTACAGAATAAAGGCGATATTGGCACAATTAAATACTTTAAAGCTCAAGAAATAGCCATAGCCAGAACAGCTAAGATATTAGTGGATGCTATCCCAAGTGTTTATGACACACAAAGAGAAGTGTATTTATTAAACGAAGATGGTAGCCAAGAAACTCAGACACTAAATCAGGTTGTTATAGACCAGCAAACCGGTCAACCTATAACACTGAATGATTTAAGTATTGGCTCTTATGATGTTGTTTGTTCAAGTGGCGCTAGCTTCCAAAATAGACAACAAGAAAGTAATGCTGCATTGCTAGAAATGGCACAGATAGACCCGTCATTAATACAGATGTCTGGTGATGTAATGCTTAAAAACGTAGATGCTCCGGGAATGGACACACTAGCAGAGCGTAAACGTCAGCAGTTGTTGGCGGGTGGAATGATACCAGCAGACCAGCAGACAGAAGAAGAACAACAAATGATGGCTCAACAAGCACAATCAGCAGGCCAGCAACCTGATGCCATGATGGTAGCGGCTCAAGCTGAAATGCAAAAAGCGCAAGCGGCTAATAATAAGAACTCAATAGAAGCTGAAAAAGCCAAGCTAGACATGATGATTCGTGAACAGCAAAACCAGATGCAAATGCAACAACAACAACTGGAATTACAACAAGCACAATTTAAGTTACAACAAGACCAAGAAAGGTTGCAGCTTGAGACTATGGCTAAAGAGGCTGAGTTTAATCTTAAATCTCAAGAGCTGGAAAGAAAGATAACAAAAGACCAAAGGGATTACGCATTAGACGTTGCTGAGTTGCAACAAAAACAAGAAACTCAAGACATGGAAAACCAAGAAACACAAGTAGTTATTATGTCAACTTCTGAAGATTAAGAAATAGTGTATAATCTAAAAAAACTGTACGCGACAGATTCGCGATAATTAATATCCGAGGGGATAAAAACCATGAGTGAACAAGAAGCACAAGCAGATGCAGAGTTGGTAGAAGAAATTGTTGAAGAACAAGAAGCCGGACTTGAAGAAGAACTGGATACTGCACCAGAAGAAGATACTACGGAGACTGTAGAGCCAAAGGTTGATTACAATAAAGTAATTGCACAAAAAGCCTTTGAAAGTCGTGAGCATAAAAGAGAAGCCGAGTCTTTAAGACAAGAATTGGCATCTATAAAAGCAAAAGAAGCGGTGGCTCAAGAACCGATGATTTTACCTTTGCCCGATCAGTATGATGATGATTATGCTGAACAAATGGTAGCTAGGGATAAATCTATACACGACAAAGCGCAATATGATGCTGGGATAAAGATACAAGCAGAACAAGCGGAATATCAAAGACAACAGCAAAATCAAGCGCAGATAAACCAAGTAAATGAAAGAGGCAACCAGTACAAAGAAAACTCAATAAAACTAGGCGTAGACCAAACACAATTAGGTGAAGCAGCAAATATTGTTGCTAACTACGGTATTCGTCAAGATGTAGCTATGGAGTTATTGGCAGAAGAACAAGGTCCATTGATAACAATGTATCTTGCTCAAAATCCACAAGCCTTAGATGCTATTAACACTGCAAACGCTATCTCATTGGGTAATGTTTGGAATGATATTAAAGATAAAGCCTCTGGATTAGCAAAGAAAACAACGTCAACACCTGACCCTGTAGAAACACAGAAAGGTTCTGGCGTAGCACCTAAAAATAGAGGTCCTTCTGGGGCTACTTATACATAAATAAAGGAAAAGTCACTCATGGCTAATAATTTTAGTAGTAACTTTACGCGGCAATTGGCTCGCGTATTCTTAGAAAAGTTCGACAGTGAGCGTGTATTGTCTAAAAACGTGAACACTCAATTGTTGGACGGTAAATTTAACCCATCAACTGGTGATAAAGTAGACTTTAAACGTCCTACTGACTATGTTTCAGTACGTACTGCAACTGGTGATGTCTCAGGAAAAACTGTTGATCCTATTATCACTGGTAAAGCAACGGGTACTGTACAACCGTACTTTACTTCTTTTGTTGATTACGATGAAGCTGACGAAGCGTTAAAAATGGATCAGTTAGACCAATTGCTTGCACCTATGGCAACACGTTTAAAAACTGATTTTGAATTAGACTTTGCTGACTTTATGATGAAAAATACTGGCCTTGTTGCTGGTGTTGTTGGTACAGGTGTTTCTAAATGGGATCATATAGCAGAAGCAGGTAGTTTACTTGCCTCTACTGGTATTCCTCAAGATGGCGGTTGGTGCTATGCGGTTAATCCGTACACACAACGTGCATTAGCTTCTGAGCAGCGTTCTTTAGGTGTAAACCCTGAAGTAGCTTCTGCAAACTCAAGAGCTACTATTGCTGAAAACTTTGCTGGTATGAAAGTTATGTCGGCTACAACATTGTCAACTTACACAACTGGTGCTGGTGCTGATCGTGTAGGCGCAATTGTTAGTAACGCTCCAACACCAACGTACTCTGCTGCTAGAGACACAATGACGCAATCAATTCAAGTCACTGGTTTCCAAGCAAACTTACTTGTTGCTGCTGGTGAAACTCTAACTGTTACAGGTCGTAACCGTTTGAACCTTTCAACACGTAAGGTTATTCTTGATGAAACAGGTGCTACTATTTTGTTCTCAGGAACAGTAACACAAGCAGCCACGCTAAACGGTTCTGGTGTTGGTACTTTAGTAATTACCGGTCCTGCTATCTTTGAAGCAACAGGTGCTTATAACACTGTTGATTCTGCATTGGCGATTGGTGATGTAGTAACACTAGGTGGGGCAGCTTCTAAAGTTATCCAGCCTAATATGTTCTGGAACAAGCAAGCGTTCTCAGTAGGTTCAGTACCTATGAAGAAACTTTACAGCACTGATACCATTGCAACTACAGAAGATGGTTTGCAAATGCGTATTAGTCGCGGTGCTTCATTCTTAGCTAATGAGCAAAAGGTGCGTATTGATTTCCGTCCTGCTTATGGTGTGATGAACCCGTTCTTTGCTGGTCAAGGCTTCGGACGATAAATAGATTGGGGTGGCTTCGGCTGCCCCTTTTTTTACTATAAGGAAACATATTATGGACACTATGAAAGCAAAAACTAAACCCAAAGCAAAAGCAAAAAAAAAAAGACCTACTAAATACTAACGGTTTGTTTGTAATGTCTAAACCAAGCGGTGTAGAACTAGAAGTAAACCCTGATAGTGTAGAACATGCTCTATCAATCGGTTGGAAGTATCAATAATGAAAAATGTAAATCATTACGACAAAGGCGGCAAGTTGTTTTCTGGTAAAACACATAAACATGCTAACGGTACGGTTATGAGTGGCGCTAAGATGGGAAAAACTTCTAAGCCTTTACTTCATTATGGAGAGCTTAGTAACGCATCAAAAAAGAAAGCTAGAACCCAATGGTAAAGGAATAATAAATAATGGCTACAGTATCGCAGGTCGCAACAGCATCATTGCAACGTATTTTAGTGCAAGCAAGTGAAGCCGCACTTGAACCATCAGAGTATCAAGATTTTATTTTTGCTATGAACAATTACATGTTGTCGTTAGATGCTGACGGAGTGACATTAGGCTATACAGAAGTTGCTAATTTAGGTGATGAAGTAACTATTCCAACAGGAGCTTTACGAGGCTTGATAGCTAATATGGCTATAGAGGTATCTCCTGATTACAACGGTACTATTAGCCCCGGATTGATAGCCGCTGCTACCGAAGGCTTAAAGGTAATGAGAAAAATAGGTCAACGCATACCTACTTCTTTTATGCCATCTACTCTATCTGTTGGGTCTGGAAACGAAAGTGATGACCAAGGATTAACATCGGGTTTTTATCCTAACAGAGAGGCTGAAATTCTTGCGGAAACAACAGGCGCAATAGGCTTGGAAAGAAATACCAATATAACTACATAGGTGGCATAAATGTCTAATAGAGCAAACGGGCGGAAAAAAAGTCTATTTCCTGCACAAACAACAGTTTTAACTAATGCCAGTATGGATTACTTTGTTAACGGTGTTAACTATAAAATACCTTATGCAAATTTTGTATCCGGACTAGGCGTTACAGGCTCGTTAGTACAAGACGGTGCTGCTGATGGCGTACCAGTATTAAATACGCAAGGCAGCGTTAATAACATTAGAAACTTAGAGCCGGGCTCAGGTATCAGTGCCAGCATATCAGCAGAAGATGGCATTACGCTCAAGCATAACTTTACTCAAGACACAACTGGTTCACCTGTTTTAGTCAATCCTACAGCAACATCACCTGCTATTGCTTCTATTGTAGCGGGCAGCGGCATTAGTGTTACAGCAGCATCAAACAATATAACCATTGCTGCTTCTGGCGTGGCAAAGCCTAGTAAACAAATATTAATTAGTGTTGTTGGAGATTTGCCAAGCGCAGTAGCTAATGTCATTACTTTAGTAGCAAATACAGAATATCTAATATTACAAAGCATTAGCATTGGTGCAAATAGACTAGTCATGTCAGAAGGCACAGTGTTAGCCGGACTTGATAATACTTTAGTTGCAATTACCTACACTGGCACTGGTGACATGATAACGTCAGGGGATAAAAACTTTGTTGTTAAAGATATCGCTTTAACTTGCGCTAACGGTAGAGCGTTTAAGGTTACAGATACATCTGCTAAAACAATCGGCCTAAGAAACATTACTATTACTACTTGCACAAAAGTGGGCATATTTGTATCTACTGCTAGTGACTACACTTTAAATAATGTAAACAGTTTAATTACCGCTACTACGGGCATGGAATTTAGTGGTGCATTTAGTCGTTTTACTCATTCACAATCAACCATTAACTTGTCAGCAGGAACTATTTATAGTTTAGCAACGGCAACCTTTAAGTCTTTTGTAAGCAACGAAATATCATCAACACTGGCTTCTGGTGCAAAACTGTTAACGGGCGCTGCAAGCTCTGCTAATCTTATTGCCGGTCAATTAGGTTTGGTTATTGCTCCCTTCTTACAAGGCGCTGGGGCTTCTGCACCTTTAACAACTATTGCTCCTACAGACACTAGATGGAATTTTGCAGGGGCAAATACTATTGCTGATACTAGAACTTCTGGTTTAGTGTCAATGCAAGGAAATTCAACTAATACCGCTATTGCATCAGCGGGTACACCTGTTCTTGTAGCGGGTACATTTGTTGTTGGATCAACTAGTCAAATGACAGGAACAACGGCTGGGAGAATAACGTATAACGGAGCTAAAAACTTAAATGCCTCTGTAACGGCTAAAATATCGGTAGAGCCTGTAAGTGGTAGCTCAGTTGATATCTCTGCACAGGTAGCCATTAATGGCTCTCTAATTGCTAATTCTGTTGCTATAGGCAGTGCGGCTGCTAATGCACCTGCATCTATTACTGTTGTTTGGGCGCAAGAACTAGCTGCCACAAATTACGTAGAAATATTTATATCTAATTTAGACTCTACTGTTAACTTGTTATCGGCAAGCGCTGTTGTGAGTATTAACTAATGCCTAAAGCTATATTGCAGATAGCCAATGGCTTTTACATGTCAGATTCTTTGCCTATATCAGCACAAGAATGTACTAATTTTTACCCTAACAAAATAACGGCTGTACCAGCTTTGTCTACAGAAACACTGTTTGGCACTGCTGGCTCTACACAGTTAGCAACAAGTGGCATCATATTGCAGCAAAATAGGGGCAGTCACACAATGGCTGGTATAGCTTATTTTGTTAATGGCAATGCCATATATCGGCTTAGTGCTGACAACACGTTATCTAACCTAGGTGAAATATCTGGCTCTGGTCGCGTGTCAATGGCTGATAACGGCACACAATTATTTATATTAGTCCCAAACGGTGATGGGTTTATATTAACGGATGATCCACCGGTATTAACAAAAATTACTGATGCTGATTTTACAGCTAACGGAAAACCTCAATACGTAGTCTTTATAGATGGTTATTTTGCCCTTACTACAGATTCTAAAAAGTTTATTGTTTCAGCCATTAATAACGGTTTAAGTTATAACGCTTTGGACTTTGGAACAGCAGAAGCCGATCCAGATAAAATAGTAGCTCCTGTTGTATTCAATAATCAATTATTTATTGCAGGTAGCGAAACTACAGAGGCATTTCAAAACCAAGGCGGAACGGGTTTTCCATTCCAGAGGTCAGGCTTGTTTATGGCAAAAGGCGTTAAAGCACCTTTTTCTATTGTTAATTCTAGTGACACTTTTATGTTTATTGGTGGCGGAGAAAATGAGTCACCTGCTATTTGGGCGTACCAAGGCAATAGTTACATTAAAATCAGCACAACCGCTATAGACTCAATTTTATCTGCTACACCAGAAGCCGATGTTATAAGCGCTTTTGCTTGGTCTTATGCTCAAGATGGTGCGTATTTTGTAGGGTTCTCACTTCCTAACACTACACTGGTATTTGATACTATTAGTGCAAGGTGGCACGAAAGAAAATCGAATGTTAATGGCGATACTATTCGATCAAGGATCAACTCAGTAACTTCGGCTTACGGATTAATTTTAGTAGGTGATTCGCAAGATGGTCGCATAGGTAATTTATCTACAGAAGTTTATACAGAGTATGGCAATAACATTGTTCGCCGTGTTGCTACGCAGCCATTTCAAAACAATATGGAGTCATTTACCGTTCCATCGTTAGAGCTAACTATGGAGGCAGGTGTAGGTAACGAGGCAGTAGTTAACCCGCAAATTATGATGGATAGAAGTACAGATGGTGGAAAAACGTTTGTTGATCAGCGTACTCGCTCTATAGGAAAAATAGGCCAGTACAACAAAAGAACTATCTGGCGTAGAAATGGACGAGCAGCAAGGTTTGAAGTTTTTCGTTTTACGTTATCAGATGCAGTTAAACCTGTTATTATTCAATTAACAGCGGATATGATGCAATGATACAAGATAGCTGGCCTATAGTAGAAAACACTATGCACAGTAAAGCAAGCTATCTTAGTAGCGCAGCAACCGCTACTGCTTCTGCTTTAACATTTACAGAAACTATATCTGCACTAGGATTGCTTGCTTCTTTAATTATTGCTATCTTTACAGCATGGAGCAACCACAAAAAAAATGTTGCTGCTATTGAGCTAAGCAATAGTCAGCTAAATAAACATAAAGGCAAACAATGAGATTAAACGCCGCACAGCCTATTGTTAATGACAACGGCGAAATGCAGCAAACATTTCGTAGCTGGGCTTTAGAGGCTTCAAACAATATGCCTATTGTTGGTACTGGCTCACCAGAAGGTATTGTTAGCGCTGCACAATACAGCTTGTATATTGACGAGGCTGCACCATTGAGTCCTGTTCAATATAGAAAAATGCTCAGTGAAGTTGGTGGCAACAGATTAAAAGGATGGGCTGCTCTATGAAAGTAGAAAGAACATTTGATTATGATTTGATTATGAGTGTTATTGGGATGCCTGAGTTTGACGTATGCTTGGAAGATGGGTTAACGGCAAGCAATTATGAGCCTGACAAAACTAGTGCATGGTTACTGGTAACTAATAATGATGATATAATAAGTCTAACACGTTTAAAGCCATTAAACTCTATTGTATTAGAAGTCCATCCAAGAGTATTAGCAAAGCATAGGTCTAAGTATAATAAGATCGCAGTGATTGAAATGTATAAATGGGTTTTAGAATTTGCTAGTCAGTATAAGAAGATTAATGCAGAGATACCAGTTATCTATCCGCATTTACAACGCTTTATGTATTCTATTGGTTTTTCACTAGAAGGCGTAAACCGTAAAAGTCATATAAAAAATGGCGAGATTGTTGATAAGTGGGTGTTTGGTATTACACAAGAAGAATTAAAAAAAGAGGTTGCATAATGGGTGATTCATTAGATGGCATGTTTGGTGGTGACGAGTCGGGCGCTCAGAGAAAAGAGAACTCTGACAATCGCGGTTATTTTGACGGCAAAGCAGCTGAAGCAAGAGATGATGCGCTTCAATTGTTTCCTGCTTCTGATGAAAACCGAAACATGGGTTATCAAGCTGCTTTAGATCTTTTAAAAATGTCTATGCCTGAACAGTCTAAACAATTTAGACAGGGTAATGTAGCTTCTCAAAACTTAGTTAAAGCCTCTATGCCTCAATATCAAAATGCAATACTAGGTAATAGAGTAGATTATAGAAAGCTACAGCCTACATTACTGTCAGACAATACAATTTACCGAAACCAAAACGTACCTGATTTTATTAAAACTGGTGATCTTCCATTAAGAAACCAGCCTAACTATGCTCCGGGCGAAAGAATATACGCAGGGGCAGAAAAAGACGAGTTTAGTAAATATGATAACAGAGGTATTCGTAGAGAGGGTCAGCCTGTTTATAACAGATACAGGCCAAAAACAGCAGAAGAACAAGCAATGTTAGACCTAATTACTGATCCTGCTTCACAACTAGGGGCTAGATAAACATGCCTAGCTTATTAGAAACAGCTTACCAAGAAACACTAGGCAGATCAGGTGATGCTGGCGGCCTACAATATTATCAAGATTTAATTGATAGTGGCGATACTACTATTGAGCAAGTGAGACAAGAACTTGCTACTTCTGACGAGTCAGACAATTTATTATCCAAGAACTATTCAACTGCATTAGGTCGTGATATTGACGCTGGTGGTCAAGAGTATTATCAAAATGAGCTTGCTTCAGGACGTATAAACCGCGGTCAGATTAGACAAAATTTAGCTCAGTCAGCAGAAGGTCAAAAATTACTAGAGTCAGTATATCAAAATCGGCTAGGCAGAGATTCAGATGCAGGTGGCCTAGCTTATTATACTGGTACGCTAGGTGGTGGCCGCACAATAGACGAGATCAGAAATGAAATAAGCCAATCCGTTGAAGGACAACAATATACAAATAATCAAGACTCAGTACAAGCAGATGAAGATGCTTTTAATGAAACCGCTAAATATGGTCTTGCTGGTTCTGAAGAAGCGTTAGAGAACTCATTACGAGCAGCATTAGGTCTTATTGAAAGCTCTGCAATGACTGCAAGGGACGATCTTACCGGCGGCAGGGATTTATCAAACGCAGAATATCAAAGAGCTTTAGCAGAAGCAACTGGCACTATAAACACGGCTAACACAGAAGGTCGTGCTGACTTTGCAGCGGCTCAAGATTATTATGATCCATATGTAAATGCTGGCAACCAAGCGTTTCAACAAATGGCTGATTATACGGGCGCTTCTGGTGTAGCGGCACAACAAGCAGCGTATGACAATTACAGATCATCACCAGGGCAAAACTATTTAGTACAACAAGCAGAAAACGCATCACTACGTAACGCAGCGGCAACTGGTGGTTTAGGTGGTGGCAGAGTACAGCAAGAACTACAAACTCAGGCAATGGGCTTGGCACAACAAGATTTTGCTAATAGCTTTGACAGACTAGGCCGTATAGCTGATACAGGTCAACAAGGAGTATCGGCTCAAAGTAACCTGCAACAACAAATGGGTGCTAACAGGCTTAATCAAGGCATCAACATTGCTAACCTGCAAACACAAGCAGGAGCAGCGGTTGCTGGCAATCAATTTGGTACTGGCGCAAACATGGCTAATATAGCCTCTAACGCTGGAACTAACGCTTCTAATAACGTTATGAACACCGGACAGATGTTGTCAGGCGGCAGAACAAGGGCGGGTGAAATGATAGCCGCAAACTTAGCAGGTCAAACTAACAATATGGCAAGCATGATAAACAATCAAGGTGTTGGTTTATCTAACATGACAGGCACTAATGCAGGTCAACTAGCTGGTATCTTGTCAGGCTCTGGTGAGAACCAATCTATAAGCCAACAGCAACTTGCCACCCTGTTAAGCGGTTTAAGTCAAGCACAAATATCTGCTGTTGCAGGGGCAGCAGCGGTTGGTCAAGATAGTAATGGGGCGAAAAACTTTATGGAGTATCAAAAACATGCTGTGAGCATGATGCCCAAGGACAAACCACAGTAAGGCGGCTAACCAAATTGAACATTAAATATTCGGAGTTAACATAATGGCTTACCAAAGCGCAGACATGGCGGAAAAGTTGGCAGATAAAATGGCTGGTAGAAATGCCATAGCCACAAATAATGCAGATCCAGTAAGGCAGATGCAAGGTCAAGGCAGTATGCAGCGAGGCCAAAAAGAAGAAGTGATGCCTGAGTCTGCGCATAGGCCGATGGACTACAACTTTGAAACAGCCGATAAGTCTAGTCAGTCTGGTGGTTCTAATGTATTAAGCAAGATTGGCCGCGCACTATCTACAAGTAGCGATTTATCAGCATACGA